TCAGTTTGATACAACGTCGTTTCTGCGTGGCATGACATTCCGCGATAATATCATTATCGTCGATGAGTGTCAGAATCTTAGCGATCATGAAATCCATACTGTCATGACTCGTATTGGTGAAGGGTGTCGCGTTATCTTCTGCGGCGACTTTACCCAGAAGGACTATACTCGTGAAGGTTCTGGTATGAACAATCTGCTCAAGATTGCAAGTGAGATGAAGTCGTTCGAGATCGTGAAGTTTCATAAGGAGGATGTCGTTCGCTCAGGTTTCGTTCGTGACTATATACTTACACGAACGACACTTGAAGAACGTGGAATGATAACTTGAGATTTGATCATAGTCCTCATATAGATTTACCAAGAGCAAAGCAAATCAACACACCATCGGGGCGTCGCTATCAGACCCCCGATGGAAACGTATATCCTTCAATCACTACAGTTTTGGGCGATCAGCCTGAGAAGAAGAAAGCCATTGCCGAGTGGCGTGCTCGCGTTGGTGCAGAAGAAGCAAACAAGATCAGCTCGCAAGCTGCTAGGCGTGGCACCGATCTTCATAATCTCATGGAAAAGTATATTCTAGGAGACGAGATTGATGCAAAGAAAATCATCCCTTCGACCCTCGCACGTTTTCGTCCTGTTCAGAAATGTCTGGATGATAATCTACAACTTGTATATGCGTCTGAAACACCGATGTTCTCGGACATCTTGAGGATTGCAGGAACAGCAGATCTAATCTGCGAGTGGAATGGCGAAGTGACTGTTGTCGATTTCAAGACAGCCACGAAGATGAAGACAGCCAGCATGATCACTGATTATTTCTTGCAGGCTACAGCATATTCGATTATGTTCGAAGAGCATACTGGCATCGAGTGCCATCACTTCGCCATTCTCATGGTTTCTGACGAAGGTGAGTTCCAAGTATTTCCTGGGCGACGTAATGACTATGTCCGCGATCTTATTCGCGTGAGAGATCAGTACGAATGGAGGAAAAGTCTTGACAATCAGAGCAAAGCCAGCTAGAATAAATAATATGCTGAGGTCGTTGAGGCGTAAGTAATAAGCGGATCGGACGGGAGGGCAGTACTCCCCGCCTCCACCACAAGCAGAGGAACAGGACGCTGGCTCTTTGAAGTGAGATAACGGATTGATCACCGTGAAGGCATGGAGAGTCCTCTGCTTTTGATGGGGGCGAAATAGGATCGACGGACGTAATAAAGTTGCGAAGAGACCAAAAGCAACGTTTAGATGCAAACGATAATGCACCATCTTACGCCCTAGCTGCGTAAACGAGCACGGGAGGCGCTTAGGAACAGAAGCCTCCCACTCCCCTTCTCTAATGAAAGAATGCGCCATGATTGGTTTACTTTGGGCTTGGTTTTCCGACTACAACTATTTCTGTGGAGACACGAGTCGTCATAGAAGTCACACAACACGATACGAAGATCTTTGTATGTAAGGAATGAATATGTCTGATAATGATAAGCGTCTCCGCTATGATGTTCTCATGACTGCAATCGGTATTGTCGATCAAGATCTATACTGGCGCAAAGAAAACGGTGAAAGGGTCATTGCTCCTTCCACAGAAGTTTATATCAGCAAAGCGAAAGAGCTTATGACTTTCGTTGACGACATTCCCGATCCGATGGTTAAGAATGTCACGCAGCTCTTGACGGAACACAGCGGCAAGTGAGCTATGAATATCTCTACCAAATATGACATCGGTCATACGTTCTGGGTTCCTCGCGTCTATAAGCAGACAGAGAAGCAAGAACTTGTGTGGGAAGGCGAAACGTGGTACAAAGACGTAGAAGTCTATGTGCCGTTCGCACGTATCAAAAAGATTGTATGTATTGAGATTCGCGCTGGTCGCAAGACCGTTATCATGTATGGTGTGAAGAACATCGGTGATGATATGGAGAACGAACTTACTCAATATCATCAGGAAGAAAGCATCAACAATTATACCGAAGAACAAGCCCTCGCGATCGCGCGTGAGTATGCAGAAGTTGGTAAAACATACTACGGAAAATGATCGGGGTTAGTTCAACTGGTAGAACGACGGACTTTGAATCCGTAGGTTGGTGGTTCGATCCCATCACCCCGAACCACTCTTGGAGTTTGTCATGAAAGTCTATATCGGTCCTTACGTAGATTGGATTGGTCCGTATCAAATCGCAGAAAAGATTTTCTTTTGGGTAAATCGCACCGGCGTTTACGCAGAAGATCCTCCGATTTACAGTCGATGGGACTATAGAGCTCAGGAAAAGTTTGGCGAATGGCTCAATAGTATAAATTGGCTCGTCGATTTCTGTAACTGGATTCATTCTAAAAAGCAGCGCAAGATCAATATTGAACTTGATCGTTATGATACCTGGTCGATGGATCACACGCTCGCGCTCATCATTCATCCTATGCTCGTTCAACTTCGTGACACCAATCACGGATTCTTCTGTGCTGATCGCGAAGACGTTCCTTCTATTCCAGACAATGACGATGAAACTCTTGTAGAACAACGCTACAATTGGATCATGGAAGAAATGATCTGGACGTTCGATCAACTTAAAAATGATGATGACTATGATCTGTTCTACACCAAAGAAAATGGTTGGGACATGGAAGCTAAACTAAAATACAACGAACGAATCAGAAACGGACTCCGTCTCTTTGGCAAATATTATCAAAATCTGTGGGACTGAACATGAGCTTCTATGAAAATTGTGGGAACGATAAGCATCTAAGTATTATCGCTGGTCCTTGTGTGTTTGAGTCTAAGGATCATGCAGTCGAGACTGCGACTGCTCTGAAAGAAATGTGCGACTCATTAAAAGTCAACTTCATTTATAAGACCTCTTTCGATAAAGCGAATCGAAGCTCTGCGGATAGTTACAGAAGTGCGGGTTTCGACGAAGCGTTTTACGGAATGGAGGCCGTCCGTGCTCGTGGCATCGAGGTTATCACGGACGTTCACGATCCATGGCATTGTGAACAAGTGCAGGCTGACATTCTTCAGATTCCTGCGTTCCTTTGCCGTCAGACTGATCTTATTCGCGCAGCAGCAGAAAGTGGTAAGCCGGTCAACATGAAGAAAGGTCAGTTCCTCTCGCCATGGGAAATGATGAACGTTGCTGAGAAGCTAAAGAAGTTTGGCTGCACTCAGTATATGTTCACTGAACGCGGTACGACGTTCGGCTATAACAATCTTGTTGTGGATATGCGCTCGCTGGAAATCATGAAGCAGTACACTCCTAACGTAGTCATGGATTGTACACACGCAGTTCAACGGCCAGGTATTCATGGCACGAGTTCCGGCGGCGATCGTCAGTTCGTCACTACGATGGCTCGTGCTGCTGTTGCTGTTGGTGTAGCTGCATTGTTCATGGAAGTTCATAACGATCCTGACAACGCGCCTAGCGATGGTCCGAACATGATTCGTCTTGACAACTTCGAGAAAGTATTATATGATTTAGTAGAGTTGGATATTGTATCTAAACGGAGTTTGATTCGTGGGTAACATTACAGGAAAAGTCTGGGGCGATACGAGCGTTCTCATTCAGAACGCCGTCGTCGAACTTCACAAGATTAACGTCAACGCAGGATTTAAATGCTCGGAGCATAAACATGCACACAAGTGGAACGGATTCTACGTCATCAGCGGAGTGCTGGAAATCCATGTACGAAAGAATGATTACGATCTCACCGACGTCACTGTTCTTAGAGCCGGTGATTTTACCACTGTGCGTCCTGGCGAGTATCATTGGTTCAAATGTGTTGAAGATTGTGTCGCATTAGAACTCTATTACCCCGAGACGCTCTCCGAAGATATCCAACGTCGCAGCGTTGGTGGAGCAGTAGAAACTAAAGAGTCGCCTTGCATAAAGATCTGTCAGCTAGATCCTGTAACGGGACGTTGTATCGGATGTGATCGTACGATTGAAGATATCCAGGACTATGGTCTCAGACATAGACCAGAAGGATACGATAAGTGACAGACACAACAGTCGCGAGCATTATGAGCTCCAACACATTTTGTTCTATGGTCGAATTGCGTATCAACGAAAAGGGTATGAGCTATCTCGAAGCAATCACTGATGTATGTGAAAAGACTGGTCTTGAGTTTGAGAACGTATCTAAGCTGATGACGCCAACGATGCGTAAGTTGCTTCAGTCAGAAGCTATGTCACTCAATCTACTCAAGCGCACTGGTTCACGATTGCCAATTTAATGGAAGGTATGAAAGCATACAGTCGCTATCAAGCACTGAAGCTGCACTTCACTAGCGACTACGACTTCATCAAATATGGCGGCAAGATTCGCAAGATCAGCGAAGAGTCGTTCCTCAAGCGCAAAGATCAATATCTCTTTCGCAAACTGGAACGCAAATACAATGACGAAGAACTTACCGACTTCTTCGTAGCTAACTTCGTTTCAAAAGCTGGCGTTCGTTGGGTCGGTGAGATGAATGGTCCTGAGTCTGAGAAGATATATTTGAATTGGCTGAAACGAATAGAAGCCTTTTCATACTACCTAAAGCAAGATTTGGAAACCATTTTAGATAATTGTAATAATAGTGCAAGCCGAATTCTTCTTGTAGAATCAACTCATCCAGTTCTGCTGAAGATGTATATGTCAGGCAAGATCGCAGCTGAAACGATCATCGCATTTGATATCGCCTTCGATATTCTTGACAAGTGGAACAAAGAGATCGATGACGTGATCGTATGGCCTGAGTTCTACAAGCAACTTACCAAGTATCGTCCCTTCATTAGGATTGATAAGGCGGCGATAAAAAAAGTTATGCGCGATGTATTTTCGTCTTGACAACGCGCTATATAACATATATCATGAATAATGTGGATAAGACGTAAGACACAAAACATACGGAGACATACACATGAACGAATCATTTTCTGCCCTCAAGCGCCAGCGCACTTCTTCGCTGGAGCGTCTCACCAAAGAAATCAATAAGCTGGCTAACAAAGAAACATCTTCTAACGAAGACGATCGTTTCTGGCAGCCTGAAGTTGATAAGGCTGGTAACGGTTACGCCGTTATTCGTTTCCTTCCTGCGCCTCAGAACGAGGAACTTCCGTGGGTTCGTATCTGGAATCATGGTTTCCAGGGTCCTGGTGGCTGGTACATCGAGAACTCTTTGACGACTCTTGGTCAGCAAGATCCCGTTTCCGAGATGAACTCTAAGCTGTGGAACTCTGGTAACGAGAAGGACAAGGAGATTGTCCGTCAGCGTAAGCGTCGTTTGACCTATATCGCTAACATCTACGTTGTCAAGGATCCAGCTCATCCCGAGAACGAAGGCAAGGTATTCCTCTACAAGTTCGGTAAGAAGATCTTCGACAAGATCAACGAGAAGATGAATCCTCAGTTCGAAGATGAGAAGCCGATGAATCCTTTCGATCTGTGGGCTGGTGCTAACTTCAAGCTGAAGATCCGCAAGGTTGAAGGTTATCGCAACTACGACAAGAGCGAGTTCGAAGATTCTTCTCCGCTTTCTGACGATGATGCTGATATGGAAGCTATCTGGAAGACTGAGTATTCTCTCGCAGAACTCGTTGCTCCCGATAAGTTCAAGAGCTACGACGAACTGAAGAAGCGTCTGGATAAGGTTCTCGCTGAACCGTCTTCTCGTAAGAACGAGGAGGAAGACGACGTCCCTTTTGAGCGTCCTGTTTCCCGTCCTGCTGCTGCGCCTGCAGTTGGTAAGTCGGCTTCTGCTCCGAAGAAACCAGCCGTCGATGAAGACGATGATCTGGAATTCTTCAAGAAGCTCGCTGAGGATGACGACTAATCGTAGGACTTATTCCTTTCACCTACGATTCAACTGGAGGAGCTTCGGCTCCTCCTTTTTTATTGATAGTGAACGTTTTGTCTAGCGATGAATGGTTGTAGTGCTGGATTAGAAACTTCCATAGGCAGGTTTTGTCCAGACACATTATTCGTTTCGCCACCAGAAGAAGAACCAACATTCGTAGTCGATGAGTTATTCATTACGACTGGCTCAAGCGGTCTTACAGAACCGCTCATGCGCATTTCTTCACCTCTCCTAAGGGCGTCTACGTCTTGCTGTCTATCGAATTGTTCCATTCTACCGCGAAGCAGTTCTGGACGAATACGTTCCGCAGCTTTTATTCCCGCTTCAGGTGAGTATTGTTTATCTGTCAGTGGATTGTAATAGATGGGGACTTGTGTCTTTTGACCACCGATATCCCTGTCAATATAATATGTTTTGTTTGCTTCGCTGTAATCTTCGCCACCTGCACCAGTTGATATCTTAGCGAATCCTGCTTTATCTTCTCTAGTAGCCTGACCCAATACTTGTCCGCGCGCGCGAGCTCTTAGTGCAATGTTTCCCGTGCCTTTTAACTTTTCGCCAGTGACTGGATTGTATGATAGTGCTTCATTCGTTTGTTGCTCCGAACTACCAAACGGTCTAGCGCCGTCACCTTCTCCTGGCATTGGAATCGCATCGCGTATTCTTCTTCTTGGCGCGCCAGGAGGAGCTGCAGGTTTAGCAGTTCCTCCGCCAGAATTCCTTTCGGCCATACCTTCTTGATGCGCAGTGATAGCTAGTTTACCGTGAAGCGGATCTGCTGCTATTTCTGGAGGAAGAGCAATACCTTTTCTTCCCATCTCTTTGTACTGAGCAGCTTTTGCAGCAATCTCGGGATCAACACTTGACGGTGTAGCCGCAGGAGCTCCTTCTGGCGCGCCGCTAGTTTGCGGTGGAGTAACAGCCTTATTTCCTGCAATTTTTCTATCTATGTCTCTTTGCTCATTAGCTAAAACAGGATCATTATTGTTTTCTTTTAGATACTGATCCCAGTTTTTTCCCGCCGCGGTAGGAGCCGTCGGAGGCGAAGTTGGTGCGGTTGATGCTCCTGGAGCTGCAGGAGTAGAAGGAGCTCCTCCTCCAGCAGGTTTTTGTGCGCCGCTTACTTCTTCACCAGTTTTGAAATTGAACGTTTTACCTTCGTCTGGATGTCCTGGCTTAATAATTCGTATTAAATCAGAACCCCTTCCACCAGGTTGTTGTATCTCGCTTCCTTTAGGCGCAGGACCTAATCCCTTACTCGTAAGAAACTCAGTTATACTATTCTGACGTTGTTCTCTCTGAGGACCAGATCTAGCCGCCATTCCGGCAGCCGCTTGTTCTCCTGGCTTTACTATTTCTTCTTTGTATTTTTCTGATTCGTATAACTCTTTTAGCTTCTTATCAAGACCAAAGTAAGAATACAACTTATCAGCGATACCAGCAGAACCAAAGATAGCTGTAGCCAAAGCAAGCATGCTACCGCCAGCTGCAGCAAGGAATGCGCCGCCTAGACTTGATGCAAAGAATGTAGCTAGTGATCCTAAAGCACTCGCACCCATTTGACTTAGGAAACCACCGAGCGCAGAAATAGCCTTTGCTCCACCTAACATAGATGTTACAACATCAGTAATTGTTTTGGTTATATCTGTTGCTGGTCCTGGTGCTGTAGTTGGCGCGCCAGCTTTTATTTCTGGAGTGACAGGAGCAACTGGCATAGGAGCTCCTTCAATAATCGTGTCTCCACCTAAAGCCAAACCAGAAAGATTCACACGACTAGCTGCTATCTCAGAATTAAGTCCTCTAAAATCTTTAACAATAGTTTTTCCAAGATCTCTGAGAGACTTTATAGTTTTGTTTATTCCAATTACAGTTTTTTTAGCTGTTTCATTGATACGAGCAAGTTGAGTAGTAAGATCGCTCAACATAATAACAAGACCACCAAAGTCCGATTCCTCAAACATTGTTGAGGATTTTTTTTCAACTCTTTCGTTCTGAGCTTTTGGTTCAGGCTTCGGACGCTCTGTAGTTTCTACTCTACCAGTAGCTAATTGTGCGATAGCCATTAGAATATCCTCAGAGCTCTAGCTATTCCAAATCCAGCTGCTGCTCCCGCAATAACAAGGGGATTGACGTCTTCCATACGTCCGCGCGAAGGAACGTAAGAAGGCTGTTGGAATACTGTTCTTGTGTTGTTAATCATTCTTGTATTGTTCATTATGATAGGTTGTTGCATTCCCATCATAGCACTAAAGAAATCTTGCATCGCGTTCTGTTGCGACATAGCAGCCATCTGTTGTTGCGGCATCATAGACTGTTGTGGTCCAGGACGCATAGCAGGCGGAGGAGCGGCTCTTGGTGGTGCTGCTGCTTGTTGTTGTGGATTTGGTCCACCTGTAGGAGCTGGAGCAGAACTTCTTTGCGGTCCGCCAGCAACTTGTGTTCCAGAATCAGCGTCGAATGGTTCTCCACCAATTTTCATAACGTGTGGTGGATCGAATGATGCGTGTGGTCTGTTCAATCCGTACTTCTTAAGATACGGATCCATCGCTTCTGCAGGACTTACATCGAGCGCTCGTCCCTGCGAGTGAGCCGATCCCTTTCCGCCACCAGGAGCAGTATATTGTTTACCCTGATATGTAATTGTTGTAGTTTCTCTAGGTTTAGCGGGCGAATAGATTCCAGGCTCTCCTAGAATATTTGCGCGAACCCAAAGTTGTGCTTGATATTCGTCACCACGATATGCGGAGTTGATACGAACAGGTCCGCCATATTCTGTTGCAGCTTTGTAAAAGCGTTGCAGAAGATCTGGATCAACTCTTGACAAATCTACGTTAGGACCAAGAGATACGTTGGAAGGAGGAGATCCCGCAACGTTTTCTTGTCCGCCTGGTCCAGCGAGAGAACCGACTCCTCCTGTTCCTCCAGCAGGTCCTGCAGGCGCTGGAGTCGGAGCACCAGCTGCTGGTCCTTGCGTTTGTGGAAGAGTTGGAGTTGGTGTTCCTGGAGGAACTGCTTCTGCGCTTGGAGCCGCGGTCGCTGCACCTGGAGGAGCTAGCTCGCCTGGAGTTACGCCTTGTTGTGCTGCGTAGGCCGCACCAAGTCTTGTAATACTTGCAACACCGCCTCTATCCCTTACTGCATACCAAGGACCTCTTTCCAATCCAGCAGGTCCGCGGCGCTTCATAAGCTCCAGAGAGAAATCAACTTGTTTCTGCCAATTAGATGCAGATGGCGGCTCGCCGTATTTCTGCATGAACTCTGCAGCCATACCACCAGGAGCAATTCTAGTGGGATCAGGTGAACCAGAGTATAACTGGTAAGGACCGAACGAATATCCCCTCGCGTCCTTGTTACCAAATGTTGGTGATCCAATCGTGTTTGCGTTCAGTCCTTCGTAAGCAGCGATACCGAGCGCAAGATTGGGATCTACGCCCATAGCTTGTGCTTTGCTTACGATATACTGCGCTATATCTTTTACGGTGGGTGGAGCACCTGGAACTGGCGGAAGCGGCGCAACACCAGGAGCTGCTGTAGGTGCACCAGCCGGCGCTCCTTGCGTTTGTGGAAGAGTTGGAGGCGCGCCACCTGCTACGCCTGCTGGAGCTGTTGCGCCAGCAGCTGCCATTGCAGTTGTTCCTGGCGTTTCTGGAGCACCAGGAAGCGGAGTAACACCACTGCGATCAATTCGTACTGAACCGCCTTCTTGCGAAGCCATAGAAAAGTGCATGGTGTCTTTTGACGAAGTCCAATCTCCACCCCATCCAAGACCATACTTACGAGCCATCGCAGATACGTTCGATGGCATATCTGTAACTGTTCTTCCGTCGAACAGATGGGGATTAGAGCTTGGATTGATATCAATCGAAACGCCTAAAGCATGGAAACTCTTTTGACCAGTTCCTGCGATATTACGATTAGCATATCCACCAATGCTTTTGATTTGATAACCGCTGTTTTCTAGCTCGTCAACAAATCCTTTGAAATTGTTTGCATATTGTTCTGCAACAACATATTGTCTTTTTGAAATAGGAGTTGTCAAGGTCACCATTCCTGGTGTGCTTGATGGTTGTGCTCCTGCGGATGGTTGTGTTCCTGTTGGTCCTGGTGCTGCTGGTCCGCCACCTGGAGCCGCGCCGCCTGGAGGAGCTGATGGGGCTCCACCCATAGTGGTAGCTGCTATGATTGCTCCGGCTCCAATCGCTGCTCCACCAGCAATCGCAGCAGCACCCATAGCAACATTTCTTCTAGCTCTGATTGCTCCTATTCTACCAGCGCGCGCTTGAACTTCTGCAGGACGCGATGTTCTAAACGAAGTTGCCTTAGCAATTTTAGTTTGTGTTTCCGCAGCTTTTGCGACTTTAGAACCTGAAACTGCAGGAACAGCTGATGGTTTTCTAGGACGAGATACAGCGCCGCCAGCCTTAGTAGGACCCTTTACGCCAGTCAGCTGTTCAATAACTGCGTCGCGGAATTCTTCGTTCTTTCTTATAAGATTGCGAATCGTGTTTTGATTCTGTTCATATAATGTATTGGCAACAGAAGTCAGCTGATCTGTTACAGCAGGCATTCTGTTATAAATCAGCTCAGAAGTATCGGCAACTCTTTTTGCGTTGACGATCGTCTTCTGCAAAGAATTTTCAAATTCTTTATTTTTCTGTACGCCAACTTTCGTAGGAGCTTTTGGCATACCAGTCTTCACGTCGGCATTACTATGAAACGCTTCTTGTAGACGATCGCTTACAGGTTTTCCTGTATCATCTACAATAGTACCGTCAGTCTTTTTGAAGTAGGTCGACTTACCAATTTTACCAACAAGATCGCCAAGAGCTCTTTTTCTCTTGACTTTAGCTTCTACAGGCGCAGAGTCTAGAGAGGACAGAACATCAGCTGCGTCCTTCTTAGCTTTGTCGCTTCCCTTTTCTAGAATAGCGCGGAGAATGTCTTCTCCGCTTTCTTTCTCTGCCATTTATCGCCTTGCTTTTTCTTGTTCTTCTTTTAGTCTTTCTAGATACTCAACAAGCATTTTGACGTAGATATCCCTCTCCCACGGAATCATCCCATCTATGTCACTCAGCGAGTATTTGTGATACTGCATTAACGAAAAGTTGGTCTGATAATAATTTGCCAACGTATTATGAGAGAGGACTATTAAAAAAAATCAGACATTCCTTCCAGCGTTACAGTATCTTCTTGTCCGCAACCTTTGCATTTATATGTAAATGTGTGTCGCAGTTTTGGCATAGTATTGATAAACTGCATGATCTTAGAAAACTGAGAATTATTCAGCGACTCTAAGAACTGTACTGCATCCTGTAGATTATCAGGTTCGTACACATTCTCCTCGTCGTAAACGCTGATAATGCACTTAGCCAACATCTCAAGTTCGTCGCGTCCTTCCGAAATCAACTTGACGTCGTTGATACTTGGATAACGCATCTCAACACCAAGTTTGTCGTCGATCTGAATCTTGTTAGTATGACCGTCAGTCTTTTCAACCTTTACTGTTTCCAGATTGACTTCAATAGGAGTAACAACTTCGCAAGCTTCTCCCTTATAGTTTACTCCACCAGAATGTCTATACTCTAACTTAATAATTTCGCCAACAGACTTTGCTCGAATATTGAGAAACACATATTCCAGATCAAAATACGGAAGTTTGTTTACATCAATGTCTTCGCAGCAAGCTCCGATAACTTCTTTGACTGCATCAATCATAGACAACGAGTCTTCAGACTGAGCAGCCATAAGCAATGCTTTTTCTTCTTTCACCAAGAATGGTCTAAACGAAATTCGTTTTCCAGACGAAGGTAGTTCTAAGCCAAATCGCGGTGTTGCAATCTTTGGT